TCGCCATGCGTCATATGGAACTTCCCGTTGGAGACTTTATAACTGATGCTTTATCCACTGAAGTACCAAAGGCATCGTGCGATCTCTTGCGATCTAATGTCACAGACGAAGAGAACCACGACCTCGCACTTGGTTACATTGCCTCTGCTTACGGCGTTGATGAGAAAGCGGAAGCGGAAGCCTTGCGGCTCAAGGCTGCTTGGGAAAAGCATCCTGATCATACGATCACCAAGGCGATGGTGGCCGAGCGTGCAATTTTCTTCGTTCTTCTACCATTCTTTCGCTTTAATGGTGACGCTGGTATGCGAACAGTAAGTGCAGATATTAGTCGTGATGAACAAATTCATGTGGCTGCCAATAGTTTGGTTCATACTGAGCTGGGGTACAACATCAGTCCTTCTCTTGATAAACTCCGGAAGGCAACTATCAATTGGGTGATGCAACCCCTGGGTAAATCATCCGATAAATATTTGGACAAAAAATTCTGGCTGGATTCTAGTGATCGTCTGATGTACGAAGGCAAAGCACCTGAACTAGCAGAAACTAAAGCTGGGCGTATGCCTGCATTCTTTGAACACAGTAATGTCAATCTCCCCCAATATGCTTGAGGTCTTCGGGATGGAAGCCAGAGCAATCATGACTGAAATGGATTCAACTTTCCCACCCATGACTCCCAGTCCTGATGACACAATTGAAAAAATTATGTACCGCTCTGGTCAACGTTCTGTTGTGGAGTGGTTGCAAACTCGATTAGAAGAATCATGAGTGACTCACGTAGTATTTCTGATCTATCAGATAAAGAAAAAAAAGACCGACTCGATGCTTGGGAAAAGTGGTACGAAGGTCAAAAGGATAAAGTTGAGCCCGACAACGCACGTCTGCGTTACACTCCAGGCGTCATGCAGTGGGATGAATTTAGAAAAAAATATAAGGATGAAACTCGTAAGAACTTTTTGATGTTCAGACACGCAGGTGGTGAGTGGGAGCAATACGATGTTGAAAGTAGGAGGGGTACTTCACAAGTCTGGCGTTATGTAGAAGGTAATTACAGAGACCCTGACGTAGAAGAAAAAGATAAGAAAGATAAAATCAAGATCAAATCTAACTACAAACCTGGCTCTTCCATTCCTGATGCTGATCCTTATAAGATCAAAAGGTCCAAAATTAAAGTAGGACCTGATGATGGCCTTACACCAGATAGTAAGATTTTAAAACCTAGCCGCCGTAAATTTAATCTCCCTAAAAGTGTTATTAAATATGCAGAGGGTTCATCTCGACCAACTAATACGGCGAGAATGGCTACTGGTGGTTTGAAAAAAGAACTCAAGCGTAACCCATTTAAAAAATCTACTTATTATGGCACCTAAAAAATTTAGTGAACTGTCAAGGAAAAGAAAGAAGAGAATTATCAAGCGGATGCGTTTCGCGGAGGACCGGAAATCTTTCACACCTCTGAGTCGAAGTGAGGTCCGTAAGGCATGGAACAAACAACAACGCCAAAAGAATAGAAACAAGATGTCAACTGGTGCTGGTAAATCCGGAGACAATAAGGGCGGTATCGAACCAGTCACTACACCCAAGACTGATCCTGGAGATCTTCTCGCTAAACTGATTGATTCAACAAAGGTTCCTCAGCAAGAGGGTATTGATTATGACCGCATTGCAGATTCAGTACCACAAGTTGATTATGAGTCTTTGCTGCCTGACTCACCTTCTTTCGCAAAGAACGTAGCTACTACTATCAGTGGTTCCTCTGCTGGTGGTATCCGTCGCCGTCGTTCTAAGCGATCAAAGCTAGGGATCAATGCTATGGGTACAGGTCAACTAAAACGTCGACCCAAAAATAAACTTACCCTTGGAGGTCTTAGTATCTAATGACAGCCAAACGCAGATACGATGAACTTTCTGGTGAACGTTCGCAGTTTCTGAATGTAGCTGAACAGGCCGCTGATCTTACTCTTCCTTACCTCATTCGTGGTGAAGAGCAGAATACAAAAGGTATGAGACACCTACCTACACCTTACCAAAGTGTAGGTGCTAAAGGAGTTGTCACCTTAAGTGCAAAATTAATGCTTGCACTGCTTCCTCCACAAACCAGTTTCTTTAAACTGCAAGTAGACGAAAGTATGTTAGGTCAGTTTGGTCCTGAAGTTAAATCAGAACTAGACCTTTCCTTTTCTAAAATTGAACGTACAATCCTAGATGCTATTGCTGCATCCGATGATAGGGTTGTCATCCACCAAGCAATTAAACACTTAGTTGTTGCTGGTAACGCACTTCTCTTCATGTCGAAGAATGGGCTTAAGCTTTATCCTCTCAACCGTTTTGTTCTTGAGCGTGATGGTAACGGTAATGTTATCGAGATTGTCACCAAAGAACTTATTAACAAAAAACTTGTAGAGGATGAATTCCCAGACTACAAGCCAGAGCAACCCAATCCTGTTATGGATTCGGTCTATGGTGACGAGAATGATATTGAGATCTACACACATATCAGACGTGAAGGATCTAAGTTTATTTGGCACCAAGAAATTGACAATAAGATTCTACCTAAGAGTCGTGGTACTGCACCTTTAGATTCTAATCCTTGGATTGCTCTCCGCTTTAATACAGTTGACGGTGAAGCTTATGGTCGTGGTCGTGTTGAAGAATTCATTGGTGATCTAAAAAGTCTTGAAGCTTTGTCTCAAGCATTGGTTGAAGGTAGTGCAGCAGCCAGCAAGGTTGTCTTCACTGTGTCACCTTCTAGTACCACTAAACCAAGCACCTTAGCTAATGCTGGTAATGGTGCAATCATTCAAGGTAGACCTGATGACATTGGTGTTGTTCAAGTTGGTAAGACAGCTGACTTTGCAACTGCCTTCAATATGATTCAGACTCTGGAGCGTCGTCTTAGTGAAGCTTTCCTGATTCTAAGTGTACGTCAGTCAGAACGAACAACCGCTGAGGAAGTTCGTATGACACAGATGGAACTTGAACAGCAGCTCGGTGGACTCTTCAGTCTTCTTACTGTTGACTTCCTTGTTCCATACCTCAACCGTAAGCTAAAGGTTTTCTCTGGTGCTGGTAAGATTCCAAAGATACCTGATGAAGTTGTCCGCATTACTATTGTTGCAGGTATCAATGCACTAGGCCGCGGCCAAGATCGTGACAGCTTAACTCAGTTCCTTCAAACTCTTGCGGGAACTATGGGACCAGAATCTATTGGTCAATACATTAATCCACTTGAGGTTGTGAAACGTCTGGCTGCAGCTCAAGGCATTGATATTCTCAATCTTGTTAAGACAGAAGATCAGATGCAGCAAGAGATGGAATCTCAGATGCAGCAAGATCAAGACATGGAGATGACTAAGCAAGCCAGTCAGTTTGCCAAGGTTGATCAAGCTGCAGAAGCTGCTGAACTTAATGCACAACAACCCTAATTTAATTCCACCTATTTATGGCAGAAACACTTACATATTCAGATGACTCTGGCTCTAGTTCAGAATTGAATGCTGATGAGCAGGAGTCACTACAAATTGGAAGGAGCAAACCTCTCTGTTGGCTGGTAAATACAATTCTCCTGAAGCCTTAGAGCAAGCCTACCTTGAACTTCAGCAAAAGATGGGTCGAGGTTCGGATAATCAAGAGGATGAGGGTGAGCCTTCTGAAGATGATGGAGAAGAAGATCAAGGCGATGGTGATGAGTATGAGTACACCACCGATGTGCTAGATGCACTCTGGGAGGAATCCCAGCAGGATGGTGACGAGTATTCAGAAGAACTTAGTAAAGCGTTGTCTGAACTTAACGTTCAAGATATTGCCAATCTTTATCTTGAACAACGTCAGCAAGCCAACGAACCATCTGATTTCTCTAACGATGAAGTGGAGCAACTCCAGGCTCTTGTAGGAGGTCAAGAGGAATACACACAAATGATCTCTTGGGCTCAAGAGAATGCTGACGAGAATGAGATCCAGCTGTTCGATTCAGTGATGGAAAGCGGTGACGCTGCTAGCGCTTACTTTGCTATCCGTGCAATGAGTCAACGTTGGGTTGATGCTAAGGGCTACGAAGGTGAGCTACTACAAGGTAAAGCAGCACGTTCTTCCGGAAGTCAATTCCGCAGTCAGGCTGAACTTGTACAAGCTATGTCTGATCCTCGTTATGACAAGGATGATGCATACCGGAATGATGTTCTCAGCAAACTTGCTAACTCCAACATTGATTTCTAATTACTAAAAGCGTGGGAGGCACCTCAGAGTCGGACCTCCCTTGCCTTGGCTTTGGCCCTTACGAGGATACCCTTAGCCGTCTAGACGGTGGGAAAGACCACAAACATTCAAAGCTTTGATAACGGTTATACATACAAACTTTTATCTCTATAAATGGCACAACAATCAGCCAGCGGCAAGCTTGAGGCACAGCTTGTACGGCCTGGTCAATCTAACAGTACGGGTGACGCCCGTGCTTTGTTCCTTAAATTGTTCTCGGGCGAGATGTTTAAGGGCTTCCAGAATAATACGATCGCCCGTGATTTGATCATGAAGCGTACACTGAAGAACGGCAAATCTCTTCAGTTCATCTACACAGGGCGTACGAAATCTGAATTCCATACACCCGGTCGCAGCATCCTTGGCAACGATGATGGTGCACCGCCAGTGGCCGAGAAGACCATCACCGTAGATGATCTGCTCATTAGTTCAGCATTTGTTTATAATTTAGACGAGGTACTTTCTCATTACGATTTGAGGTCTGA